TGACGGACGCCCCCGCGGCTCGCTTCATGCAGGAGACTTATTCTTCAGCGCCTCGATGATCTTCAGCGCGCGCTCCATCCACATCTCGGCCTGCTCGACCTCGACGGCTGCCCTGTCGAAAGACGAGTGCTCGATCAAGGCGGAGAGCGCCTCGCCGACCTCGCGTGTCGTCTGCGCGAGCACTTTGACGAGTTCTGCTTCGGTGGCGGGCGGCATCGGGAATCCGAGACTCCCGGCGTAGATGTCGGTGTAGCGCTGGCCGAGGAGTTTGACGGCTTCGGGCGTGTGCGAAAGCGCGAGTTCGCAGATGAGGTCAAGGCGCGCGATGGAGTTGCGCGTGCCCGTGTCGGCGTGGCCCCTGCCTGCGGGGCGTCGCTCCTGGTAGATGAGCGAGGGTGAGAGCGACAAGGCTTCGGCAACTTCCTTAATCCTGCCGTCCGGCACTAGCAACCGCATCAAGGCGTCTGACTCGATCATCGTCTGGCTTCCCTTTGCAATGGAGGGCGAAGTTTGCAATTCACAATCGAGGACGAAAAATTTAGGCTGCGTCGCGTTGCTCTTCCTGACCGGGCATGGGATCGAGAGTGATGTTGAGCTTCTCTTCGATCTTGCGGCGGATGCGCGGCGTGAAGCGCAGGTAGTTGATAACCTGCGAGACGGAGTCGCGCCGCTCGCCAATGGCGTCGGCAAAATCCTCGATGGTGTCGAAGCCGGCGAGCTTGATGTGACCGACGATCTTCGTCGGCGTCATCGCTTCATTGGGCGTTTGTAGATGAGCCATCCTGTGATAGTCTCCCGTGCCGTAACTGCGTGTTACGGCGAAGAATATACGGATTTGCCGAAAAAGAGTCAAATAAAAAATTCGGATTCTCAGAAAGTCCCCGGTTTAATTGAGCGGATCGGAGAGGCTATTGGGACTAAAAAAACCGGCGAGATAGCCAAGTTTTTAAAAATTTCGCCATCTACTGTCTCTGATTGGAAAGCAGGGAGTTATGGGCCAACGCTTCTGCATCTGCTTACTTTGGCAGAATTCGGGAATCCCGAATTAACGTTGAGGGAATTATTTATTGGGCCGGTTGAGCATAAAGCTGGTTTATCAACATCCGCCGGAAAAGCAATTAGAGAGCAGAAAATTCTAAGTGAGTCTGAAGAGCAGGCTGTAATCGAGCTTGCTAAAGAGCGCGGGATACCGCTCGAAGAGATGGTTAGAACCATTGTCGTGACCTATCTACTTCAACAGGGCTTAATCACTTTAGAAGATTTAGCTGAAGCTGCTGACAAGGTGCGAATCGTTGGGCGTGCGAGAGGTAAACGCGAGCCGATGGCTGGTGAGATTTACGAAGTCAACAAATGAGAGGAGTAAAAATGCGAGCCTCACGAATCTCTTACCTGATAATCCTGCTTGCGTTATGTGGCTATTCTTCAGCCTACGGACAATCTCGACCGCAAACACAGGCTACTCCTTCACCATCCCCCACTCAGGTCAGGGAACTCAAAAACCAAGATGTCATTGAAATGGTCGGCGCGGGGCTTACTGAGAATGTAATCATCGCTAAGATAAAGGCATCGCCGCACAACTTCAAAACTGACATAGACGCGTTAAAAGAATTAAAAGAAGCTAAAGTGCCGGAGTCAATCGTCACTCTAATGATTGAACTCTCTTCAGATATTCCTACCACTCCCGAATCTCAACCGAAGGATGCACCAACAAAGCAAACTACAAATGAATCGCAGCCGGAAAAGTCGAAGGAGTTAATAGCTGCCGAAAAAGTGATTGCGGCAATTCGACGGCTTGATAATGCGACAGCGGTAGGCGTGCTGTTTCAGAATTACTCGTCTCTGTTGATAGAGAGTAAGAGCATAGTTGACGAAAACATTAAGGATGTGAACGATCCCGACTTCCGTAGAGGAGTTGAGAAGGCAATGTTGGATTATCAGTATGCAATGTATGTTTGGAATTTAGCAGTAACGAATGGCTGGGCGTACTTCTACTCCAAACAGGAGCCGGGCCGGACGCTGATTACAAGTTATGGAGTGCCGATCAAAATCAGCGTATGGACAAAGGTGCCAGTTCTGACGGGTCTTAGTCATGTTTGGCTTTCGGCACGTAACAATTTTAATTACGCTTCCAATCGTTTAATTGAAATGAGTGGTCAGGTTAAAGCACCATAACTTTCTATTGATGAAAGGCTGAAGATATGAGCGAACAAATAAGCAGCACAGATTTACGAGAAGATAAAGATGAGTCGGATGAATACGAGAGCATAGATGATTACCCGAACCTCGTCGTCTGCTCTGACTGCGGCTATTGGCACTCGCAAGCCGCCTTAATCTGCCCCGAATGCGGTCGGCTTATCCAACCCATCGTCGTCACGGTTGACCGTCAGGGCTGGCCGTGGACTATCGGCTGGGGCATCCTCGCTGCCGGCGCGATCTCCGCTGTCATTACAATCTTATTCTGGCTCGTAATCATCCTGCTCTTCGGAGTGGCTCGCGCGACTCATTGATAATCTTTCATTGAATCCTCATTGAATTTTCCCCGCTTCTAATTTAATCTCCGGCGTGGGACGCGCCGCGCGTCCGAGGTTGCCAGCCCCCTAACTGACAGCCCGGAGATGTTCCCTACATGCCGCGACACTACGATTTCGGGTTCTCGCACGAACCCTGCCTCCGACTCTCTCACATCGAGGAGATACTGAAGGCGACCCGCGTCATCGTCCCCGTCCCCACCCGGCAGGCGCTCATCAATCTAGTCGAAGAGGGCACGCTCAAGGGGCACAAGACCCGCTACGGCTACCTCGTCACGGAGCAGTCGTTCAAAGCCTACGTCCGCTCGCTACAGCCCGAAGCCTACGTGCTGAGAACCTGACCTTCCAAACCTTCAAACTTATCCAAGTTATCAATTCCTTCAAAGTCGCCGTCACGCGCGCGACTGACGGCGCGGTAGTGTGCCTCTTGTGAAGGTAGAGCCGACACAGAAGGGCATCGCCAAGGCGCTCATTTCCGCCGCGGTCGGCGCGGTCTTCAAAGCCGTGTACCTGGGGGTGCAAATCATCAACTGGTTTAGGAGAGGGAAGGTATGAAGTTCAACGTCCCGGCCATATTTGTCTATGCCACGACCGCGGCGACGGCCCTGCTGAGCGTGGCCGACCTGCTTCCCAAGAGCTGGCTGCCGTACATCATCGTCGCCGGTGCGCTGGCCCACGCGTTCACGCCGCGCGCAGTCAAGAATTCTTCGGCATCAATCCCGCCGCAGACAGGCGGAGGGCAGAGCGGAAGGGTATCTATCAAGATGCTCTTAGCCATGCTCGCCCTCTGCCTGTCCCTTCCCTTGATTTTTGCCGCCTGCCCGAAGTCGAACCCGAAGTCGAACGCGAACTCAAATGCTTCGCAATCAGCCGCCGACAAGTTGCAGCAGCGGGCGAGCAAAGCCGCGGAGCTTGCCGACCACGGCGCGAGCGACATCGCGGCGATCAGGGCGACCGTGCGCGTGCTCCAGAGGGACGGCGTCATCAACGACGAGCAGGCCCATGATCTCGAGCAGGGCACGCTCGACGCCAACTCCGCACTCAGCGAGGCCGTGAACTCCGCGCTTTCTTATGGCAGCCTCGATGAGTTCGCGCGCGCGGGGATGGCCGAGCACATACAGAAGTTCAGGACGGCGCTCCAGAACTTGCAGGCGAAGGGCGCGCTCCACATCAAGAATCAGACGCGGCGCGCGATCTTCGACGGCATCCTCGTCGCCGCCGGCATTGCCCTTGACCGCTTCGAGTCGGACAACGCCGCGCCCATTCCCGACGGCGTCACGTACACGCTCGACGCCGCGATCCGCGCGCGGCTCGAACACGCGGCGCAGTCGCTCGCCGCAAACGACAAACAGCTTCGGGCAGACCTCGCGCCTGCACCTTCTCAGTAATCAGCGATGAGCGGAAGGGTCGAACAGATGAACTCGACGGGCGGCGTCCTCGCCACTGCTTTCGCCGTCTTCTTCAGCGCCGCCACGGGTTGGATGGCCGGCTCTGTGGATGTCGTGCGCGCTTTTCTGGCCGGCGTAACTCAGGGAGAGGCCACTCTACTCGTCGGCATCATCGTTGGCCTGCTCTCGCAGGCGGGTGTGTGGGCGCGCTGGTATTTAGACCGCCGCCGCAAGCGAAGGGAGTAGCCGTGCCGCGCGCTTACTCCGCCAAGGCGATTGAGGACTGCTTTCAACTCTACCTTCGCCACAACGGCCAGCATCACGACCTGATCGAGCGCGAGATGCAGCGCAAGTGGCCACACTGGTCGAAACAGAACCTCTACACGCGCGGCGAGAAGATCGGCTGGGTCGAGCGCTACGGGTGGGAGAAGGCGCTCGAACGAAAGCTCCAGGCCGCGGCGGCGGAGAAGGCCACGACGAGCGCCGAGGGGCTGTTCCTCGAAATCGAGAAGCGGCGCAAGCAGCTCGACGCGAAGCTCGACGCCGAGGGCTGCGAGAACCGCGACCTCGTCTATCAGCACCAGAAGTATTGCGAACTCTCGATCAGCGCGCTCGCGCGGCTCGAAGCGGCGCGCGACAACCGCGCCGGGTTCGCGGCCTTCTGGGAGCGGCTGATGGAAGTGTTGCCTGGGGTCAGCCCGGAGGCGACGCGCGCGCTGCTCGAAGTGGACGAGGCGGTGTTCGCGAAGGTGGCTGAGATGTATGGCGGCTAAACGTGCCACTTCAGAAGACCATTTCGAGCGCGCGCGGAATGCATCCCGGCGCGCTCGATCTTTAGTCGCGCCGCAGGAGGCCGCCGACGCGCCGCCGGCAGGTCTGCCCGCCTGGTCGAAATACATCCCTCACAAGCCTACCGTCAAACAGCTTCTGTTCCTCGCCCTCTCGGTGCTTGAGGCACTGTTCGGAGGGGCCGCGGGCGGCGGCAAGTCCGACGCCCTGCTGATGGCCGCGTTGATGTACGTTGACGTGCCGGGCTACGCGGCGATCATCTTCCAGCGCGCGCTGACGGACTTCGCGCTGCCGGGCGGCCTCATTGACCGCGCGCACGAATGGCTGGGCGGGACGGACGCGACGTGGGATGAGACTACCAAGACGTGGACATTCCCCAGCGGCGCGACACTCACGTTCGGCTACATCAAAAATTACAAAGACTGCCTCCGCTACAAATCAACAGAGTTCCAGTTCATCGGCTTCGAGGAGCTGACGCGCTTCAAAGAGAAGGAGTACCGCTACCTCTTCTCGCGCCTCCGCAAAAAGAAGGAGTTGGACGTGCCGCTCCGAATGCGCGGAGTGACCAACCCCGGCGACGTTGGGCACGAGTGGGTCAAGCAGCGCTTCATCGTCGAAGGTGAGCAGAACGGGCGCGTCTTCGTCCCCGCGCTGGCTGCGGAGAACCCTTACCTCGACCAGGAGGAATACGAAAAGTCTCTCAACGAACTCGACCCGGTCACGCGCCAGCAACTGAAGAGCGGCAACTGGGACGCGCGACCGAGCGGCGGCTACTTCGACCGCGCGCAGTTCAACCGCTTCAAGCGGGCGGACGCGCCGCGCTTCCGCAAGCTCGTCCGCTGGCACGACCTGGCGGCGACAGCGCCAGCGCCCGGCAAAGACCCCGACTGGACGGCGAGCGGACTCGTCGGCTTCGACTCCGGGCGCTACTACATCTTCGACGTGCGGCGGATGCAGGGGCACCCGCGCGACGTGGAGAAGTATTTGAAAGACACCGCGCTCGAAGACAAGACGCGTTACAGTCGCGTGGACATCTACATCGAGCAGGAGCCGGGCAGCTCCGGCGTCTTCACGATTGACCACATCTGCCGCAACGTGCTCGTCGGCTATTCGGTGCGGGGTCGCCGCTCGACTGGCAGCAAGCTCGATTACGTTAAGCCGCTGAGCGCGGCTGCCGCCAACGGCAACGTGTTCGTCCTCGACGGCGGGACGTGGCACAACGAGTTCTTCGACGAGGCCGAAGCCTTCACGGGCGAGGACGACGGCGAGCACGACGACATGGTTGACGCGGTCAGCAAGGCGGCGGCGGTGCTGGCCGGCAAGCGCAGGGGGCGCGTGCATGTGTTTTAGAGGTCGCGGCCTCCGGCTAATGAGCCGGCCAGGGCGTCCCAGAGCGTCCCAGGCATGGGTCAGGCGGTGAAAACGTCCCGCAGCATTTTTCGAGGGCGGGCCACAACAGAGGGCGAATAAACGCGAAGTTCATAGAGAGGTATCCAAGATGCCGGTCTCAACGGAATCGAAGGCCATAATCAAACAGGCGCTCCTTGATCTGAAGAACCGCGCGGGACTCTACACCAGGTACGAGCGGTATTACAGGGGCGCGCACGACCTGATGTTCGCGACGGAGAAGTTCCGCAACGCCTTCGGCTTCCTCTTCCGGGCCTTCAGCGACAACATGATGCCCGCGGTCGTTGACGCAGTCGCCGACAAGTTACAGGTCACGGGCTATCGCATCGAGGCGGGCGAGTCGAAGCTCTCCGACGAGGCGTGGGCGCTGTGGCAGCGCAACCGCATGGACGCGCGCGCGGGCGAGGTGCACCAGGAGGCGCTCAGGCAGGGCGACGCCTACGTGATCGTCTGGCCCGACGCGGACGGCAACGTGATGATCTACCCGAACCGCGCCGCGCTCTGCACGGTCTGCTACGACGACGAGATTCCGGGAAAAATCATCTGGGGCGCGAAGCTGTGGTTCACGCTGAAGATGCAGGTGCGCCTGAACCTCTACTTCCCAGATCGCATCGAGAAATACGTCACGAGCCAGGTGATGCCGAACGGCGTGCCGGAGACGGAAGACGCCTTCATGGTCAACCAGATCGAGGGCGAGGCGTGGCCGCTAGTGAACGAGTACGGCGTCGTGCCCATGTTTCACTTCGCCAACAACGCGGCCATCGGGCGGACGGGCAACTCCGAGCTGCGCGACGCGGTGCGCTTGCAGGACGCGCTCAACAAGGCCGTGCTCGACATGATGGTCGCGATGGAGTTCGCCGCCTTCCGGCAGCGCTGGGCGACCGGCCTTGAGATCGAGATAGACGCGAACGGCAAGGCGATCCCTCCGTTCGAGCCGGGCGTCGAGCGCCTGTGGACATCGGACGACCCCGACACGAAATTCGGCGAGTTCGAGGCGACCGACCTCAAGCAGTTCATCGAAGTCCAGGACAGCTTCCGCTTCGAGATCGCGCGCGTGACGGGGACGCCGCTGCACTACCTGATGCTCAACGGCGGACACCTGCCGTCGGGCGACGCGATGAAGATGCTGGAGACGCGGCACATCGCGAAGGTGAAAGACCGCCAGACTTCGTTCGGCAACGTGTGGGAAGACGTGATGACGCTCGCGCTGAGGATGAGCAACAAAAGCGACGACCTACAAATCTTCACCGAGTGGGCCGACCCCGCGCCCGTCTCCGTCAAAGAGCTGTTGGAGACGCTGATCCTCAAGGGCCAGATCGGCGTTGACGACGAGCAGCTACTGACTGAGGCCGGCTACGGCATGGCCGACATTAAGAAGATGCTGGCGCGCACACAGCAGCGGCAGCAGCAACAGCGCGACCAGGCGTTGCAGGAATTCAACGGCGGCGGCGACTCCGCGTTTTAATAAATGAACGTCCTGCAACTAGCCAAGCAGTTCAAAGATTGGCTGCTCAAACGCGAATCGCGCGCGCAAGCGCAGATGCTCGACGCATACGAAACCGCGTGGACGCGCATCTCCGCAGAGATCGAGCGCCTCACGGCGGAGATCGCGAGCGAAGGCGGGGGCGCGGGCAAGCTCTTCGAACAAGAGCGGCTGCGCGCGATTCAGGCCGCGCTGGCGCAGGAGATCACGAAGCTGGCCGACCAGGCGAGCCGCCGCACGCGCGGCGAGCAGGCGCGAGTGATCGAGGCCGCGCGCGACCACGCGATGCGGATGATGGAGCGTGCGGCCACAGACGCGGGCGTGCGCGTGCGGCTGGCCGGCCTGCCGAAGGGCGCGCTGGAGCATCTCGTCGGCATGGCGCAGGACGGCTCGCCGCTGGACGACCTGTTCAAGCAGCTCGCGCGCGACATGGGCGCGGAGACGAAAGATGTCCTGAAGAACGCGCTCGTCCAGTCGGTCGCGATGGGGCAGAACCCGCGCCAGGCCGCCGCCTACGTGCGCCGGCAGGTGGACGCCAAAGGCGACAACCCGCAGCGCGACCCGAAGATCGTTCGCAGGTTGAATTCAACCTACCGGCAATCAGTCTTCACATCCGCGCGCGAAGCGAACCGCGAGAGCTACAAAGCCAACAGCCGCGTCGTAAAAAAATGGCGTTGGCTCGCGACGCACGACGCGCACACTTGCGTCGTCTGCTGGGCGATGGACGGCCAGGAGTTCGACGTTGACACGCCCTTCGCCTCGCACATCAACTGCCGGTGCACGACCGTGCCAGTGATTGAAGGCGACCCCAAACCTGAGACCGGGCCGGAGGCATTCGCAAAGTTAGAGCCGGGCTTTCAGAAACAGATTTTAGGAGAGTCGGCTTATCAAGCTTACAAAGAGGGCAAAGTTCGGCTGCAAGACTTCGTAGGCGAGCGCCACAGCGACCGCTGGGGCACGTCGCTCTACCGGCGCGGTCTTGCAGACATCCTGAAAGACGAGAAGCCCTGGCCCGACCCGGCCAACGTCGAGGTGCATTACGGCGACGGCGCGAAAGAGATTATCGGTGATTTATTCGGGCGCGAGTTGACTGATGTCGAGTTGTCGAAGGCCGTCGGCGCGCTGGATGGCGCAACCGTGAGAGTGGAAAGCAGGGGCGAGAGACTTTTCGCGCAGGTGCTTCATCCAGACATCGAGCGGCATGACGTGTTCATCCAGCGCGACGACGCCGACGGTCTATTCATCTATAACGACGACA